CGGGCAAGCAGTTGATTGCTTCCCCTGGTTGAACAGATCCGAAATCGTCATCAAAATCATGACCCTTCTCAATGTCATATTCCTCGCCATCAAAAGCAGCATGCTCTTCACGAGGATGAACGCTTGCTGCGGTGTGGCGCCAAATGCCAGTTGTGATTCCAAGCTCCAACTGCCGGATCTGATGAATCTGAGCAGTGGCCTTGTTATTCTGATCCCTGGCAATCAAGGCCGCACGCCTGCGCGTGACACCATAGACTTCATGCAAATGCTCAGTCAGTTCGCCAAGCTTGCGGCCTGCACGCACACTCTCAAAAACTTGCGTGTGGATATCCTTGAAGAACTTCTGCGGAATGGTTTTGATCAGATCGACATTGGTCTTGGTCCTGCCGATCATTGCTGCTTGGATCTTGGGTGTGAGCCTGAAGGGAACTGTAAAACCACCCTTGCTCAAAGCTGCACTGAAAGCCAAGTCATGATGGCGCAAGGCATTGTTCGCAAAGGATTCTGCGATGTTGAATCGCATGCTGTCAAAGCTGCCCAACCAATTCCTTTTCAATGCCCGGAGCGTAGCCACCAGGCTGCGGTCAAAGGTCATGCGTTGCAGGTAAGCAGCCTTGATCTGTGCATCAGTGTCATCAATCATTGCCTCCACCAATCTAGCCAGACTGCGCTGATATGCTGCCCGCACCCCTGCGTTGGGGTAAGTGGGTGCAATCAGAATGCGCTGGTTGGTTGGAGAATGGAGTTTCATGTGTTACCTCCACCAAACTCAGCGCCCTCAGCCTGCGCATTCTCAGCATTCTCCGTAGCGCCCAGCTTACCAGTTGCACCCTTACCTTGTGCATTGGCTGGATCCAGCAGCTTACCTTCCGGCTGATCCACATTCAGGTTGTTCCAGCCACTGTCAGGATCAGCAGCAATCTTTGCTCGCACTTCTTCATTGGACACAGCGCCAATGGTCACCAGCACCTGAGCTTCCTCGGCATCAGACTTGTGAATCAATGCCCGTTCCTTCTCAGTCATACTCATGAGCGGCAAAAAGTCAAAGGTAATGTCCTCATAGATCTCGCCAAACTTGGACAGCTGAATGACCTGGATGAGCTTATCCAGATTGGCCCTGAACAGCAACTCCTGCTGATCAGCCACATAGTCATAGAAAATGCGCAAACCTTGCTCATCAGATGGATTCAAGCCGGAAGGTGTGATGCCCAGCATGATGACCAATGGAGTCTTTGCCACAGCAGCCATGTGCTCCTGCGCCTGGGCCTGCAGCTTGTCCAGCCCTGCCAGACTAGTCTCGTGCTTCTCAAACTTCTCAGTGCTCATGTCCAGCAGCATCAGGCCCTGGTTGTCGCGCAGCGCATTGTAGAGCTGAGCCCGACGTAGGAAATTCTCATAGTTGTCGCCTTGGAGCACACCTTCCATGTTGGTGGCCAGGACACTGGTGGAGAAGTTGCGCAGCAGCCGGCCCACAGAGTCACGAGTGTTCAACCAGTAGTTCACATAAGGTTCAGCCAGCTGGCTCAGACTCATGCCACTGAAATTGAACACTGGCTTGAGCAGATCAGGCAGCTCGCGTGAGACAAACGTCAACATGCGCATGGTATTGACTTCCTGGCCATAGACCCACCAGGCACTTGGCACATAATAGTCTGAACGCAGCGGCCAGGAGCTGTTGTAGGCAGCTGGGAATGTAGTGATAGGCTCAATGCCCTTGAGCGCACGCAAGCTGTCACGCTTGATGGAGAACTTGTTCAGCAGCAGTGGGTAAGTCAGTTCCTCACCCTCTGTCTGACCCATGTCCATAAAAATCTGGAAGCGACCAAACCAGCCATCCTTGGTAGCAGCCTGCAGGAATAATGAGCGAGCATGGAGTCGCTTGAGCTCTTGCTTGATGACTGTGATCTGGTCGTCACGCTTCTTGCTGCCACCTTCCACCCGGAACTCAATCCACTTGCGGCACATCTCTGCAGCCACCCGCTGCGACATGTCACGATACTCAGCGATCTCGGTCAGTTCAGTAAGGTAGGGGAAGCCAGGGAAGCCCATGCCAGTGAACAGCCCAGCCGCACCATCGTAGACGTTGGCACCACCATGCAGGCCCACATCCTTGGCCATAACTTGCTTCGCAGTCAGGTCTGAGCAGACGACATTCTTGAATGGTGGGACGTATGGGGTGCAGGAATACTTTGGCTGCGGCAGGATGCCTGTGTTGCGAGTGCGGTCATGCGCCAGCTCCTGCATCCGCTCCACCAGCAATGGGCTGATCTCAATGGCCTTCTTGAACTTTTCCTGAGCCTTGGCAGTATCAGCAACACGCAGCTTGCGCAGCTGGTCACATTCGCGCTCAGCCTGCCAGATGTCGTATTTGTGCTTGGCCCAGGATAGAGGATTCACAGGTTCCTCCCAGTTTGCAAAGCCATAGTCAACAGATCACGCAAAGCATCGTTCAATTCATCAGTGCCAAGATCCAACACAACATCTTCAGGCTCACACTCTGAAAACTCCAGACGACGAACTTGCGCATCAGTCAACGTATCTGTACCCTCATGTGCGTAGGCTGCCAACTCATCAGGTAAATACTTCCTGAACCTTACACCACTTTCATGAGGCCTAAGACCTGTGATGAAGTGAGTTGTTTCCAAACCACACACACGAATACGAATTTGGTCGGCAATGCGTGATTCGAACACGCGACCCTCTGCTCCCAAAGCAGATGCGCTACCAGGCTGCGCTAATTGCCGAATGTTGGTCACATCATCCTCGCAGTCGTTTCGTGCGTTCCATGCGATTGACACAGAGCAGCTCACTCATCTTGGCTGTCTCCCCTTATATTCAGTGTGCTCACTATTAAGAAGCCGCGTCACATGTTCATTGCTCAATGGCATACTGTTTGGGTTTTTCTGATCATGCCATTGAGTGTGAATCTGATTTGCGGACATCTTGCTAACGTAGTGCCCAGCACGAGCGCCTGGGGCACCTTCCTTGACTTTAACGACATGCCCCGCACCTGTATATTGATTGACCCCCTCAGGATTGGCGTCGTACGTGACTGACCCACCAAATCTGTTCATCATCTTGCCCCCACAGCAGCCAACAATTCAGAGGCGATCTGCATCGGTTTGCGCCCGCTGGTCACTTCTTCAAGCGCACCGATGAATGCGTCAATGTCATCATCATTCTTGATGTTCGGGAAGTCAGCACAGTGGTCAATGAACTTCGAGACCCAGGGCGAACCCTCGAAGAAGTAAACGAGCCCACTCTCAACGTTGGGAGACACAGCCTCAGCACGTAGCGTCTTGTCAGTCGTGGTCAATGTCTCGAATAACGGTATGTGCGTCGTGCGCTTCAGAGCTTGCACAGTGGCCTTGCCTGACGCACTGCCGCCGCCCTCGATGCAAACCTTGGTGGGGTGCCAATCATCGAAGCGCAGTTCGACAGTTCGGCCCACGTCGGGGAACTGAAGCTTGTCCTGCCAAACGTCGAGTACGTAGTAACGACTGCCTGCGATGCCGAGCGTACAACATGCAGTATAGTCATTCTGCTTCTTCTCTCCGAGCGCGGTGTCCCAGCGTTGGATGATGCGGCGAATACCGATCTCCTTGAAGTACTCGCTGCGCTCGTTGTTCTGCATCTCATGAATCAGGCGAGGCGGCTTCAGGAACTTCCACCACTCGCGCTTGAAGATGCCACCTTCGCGCGCGGTCGGATGCTGTTGGTAGAGCGATGCCCATACGCGCGAACCGACACCTGGATCGTCACTTGTGCCGAGCTTGATCTTCATGAGCAGTTCGAGCGGATAGCGTTCGGGATGCAGCGCTTCGCCTTCATGGCGTAGCAGTTCGCCGGTCTCATCGTCGTATTCATCTTTCTCAGCGACAGCGGGGAAGCTGAAGACCTGCCACTGCTCGCCGCCCTTCTTCATGTTCTCTCTGAGCCGCCCAATCAAATCATCCATGTGCCAGCGAGTGGCAATCACAATGATGCCACCACCGGGCATCAAGCGAGTGTACAACGTCGACGTAAACCAATCCCAGCAGGACTGCCGCACTGTTTCAGACCCAGCTTCCTCGGCATCTTTCAATGGATCGTCAACCAGAATCACGCGCGCACCACGCCCCGTAATACCTGCACCACGGCCCGCACTCTTGTACACGCCCTTGTGGTTGATGACCTCAAATACATCGCTGTTGCGCAGATAGCTGCCATCTGCCACTGTCCTGATGTTCTTGCCCCATAACTTCGTGCCTGGAAAGAGTTCATGATACTCATCAGTATCGATGATACGTTGGATGTCGCGATTGATGCTGCTCGCGAGATCACTGCTGTATGACGTGGCGATGATGTCAAGATCAGGATACTTGCCGAGCGCGTAGGCGGGGAAATAGCGTGACGCTTCCTCAGTCTTACCTGAACGGGGCGGGGCCTCAATGATCAAGCGAGGTGACTTGCCCGCGATGCAGTCAGCAAGGAACTTCTCGATGACACGGCCCAGCTTCTTGTGGAACCAACCGGCGAGATAGTCCTTCTTGATGTGCTGGATGAACGAGATCAAATGCCGCCGCGCCTTCTCCTGTCGCATCTCGGCGATCATATCAGGAGTGAGCCTCAGAGCGGTGGCCATCATTCACTCGACTTCGTAGCTTCGTCGACCAACGCAAGCAACTGGTCAAGCTTGTCATCTGACAACTGCGTGAAGTTGATGCTCTGCTTCATCTCACCTGTGTTCCTGTTGTTCGCGTCGATCTTGATCGGCGAGTCAAGACCGAGATACTTCGCACGCCGGTCCATGATCTTGATCAACGCGTTCGCCACTGCCGGGTCATTGCGGTTCGCAAACAACGCGACAGTCATCTTGTCGAGTCGGTCGAGTTCGTGACGCAGCAACTGGTCCTGCTTCAGGCTCAGCAGCCGGTTCTCGCGGTCGAGCGCAGTGCAGACGATGCGATGCACGCTGGTATCACTGATGATGTAGCCCTTCGCAGCCATCTCTGCGGCGATGTCACGCTCGCTCATGCCCGCAATGCGCAGATCGAGAATCATCTTGTTGCGGGGAATGTTGCGAGCTTGCACTTCCTTATTGTGCTTCTGAAGAGCGGGAACGGGGTGCTGTTTCATCGCTTCACCCGCAATGCTTTCTTGCCAGTGAACAGTTCGTAGCGAGCCACGATGATGTCGCAGTACGCTGGGCTGAGTTCAGTGCCATAGGCTGCACGTTGATGCTTCTCGGCAGCGATCATCGTGGTGCCGCTACCCATGAATGGATCGAACACGATGTCGCTGCGATCACTGAACGCCATGATGAAGAACTCGGGCAGGCCCACCGGGAACGCCGCGCTGTGACCCAACGCCTCCTTGTTCTTGCCTACGCTCAGCACATTGGACGGATATGCGAGGCCACTCTTGGTGTCGAGGCTGATCACGGGAACACCATTATCCTGGCCCCCGCTGATGTGCCCACCGTAGTTGGTCTTGCGGGCCAGAGCGTCGCCGTGCCCCTGCATGCCGCCGACGCCTTGCATGTTCTCGCTGCTGGGATGCCTGCCGCCCCAGTCGGGAATATTGTCGGTCGCATGACGCACGCGCTCTGGCCGGAACTTGTGATGCTCAATGCGGGTGAAATGGAAGATCGGTTCCCATGCGTTCTTGAATCGATTGATCACGATCTTGGGCGTGCCGCCATGAGTCCAGATCAATTCATCCACGAGCCGCCAGCCCCACTGCCGCACATGGGCCAGCGTGAGGTCTTTCACGTACAGCACGCGCTGGCCATCCTCGCAATGTTCCTTGATGTTCAGGAAAAATGAACCATCATCAGCGAGGTAGTCGGCGATATGCTCCTGCACCATGCCGAACCACTCGACGTACTGCTCGGGGAAGATCGGCTTGAAGCCGCTGCTCTTGTCATAGTCGCGTTGGGCTGCATATGGCGGCGACGTCACGGCCACATTGATGCGCTTACCGCCCATAAGCTTCTTCATGTCGTCGGCATCGCGGCAGTCGCCACACAGCAGCCGATGCTCGCCAAGCTGCCACAGGTCGCCGGGCCGCGTGATGATCTTCACTGGCATGGGCGGCACTGCATCCTCATTCTTGCCGTTGCCGCCGAGCAGTTCGTCCGCACTGTCGGGCCGAAGCATCTGCGCGAGATCTTCATTCATGCACTCGATGTCGCGACGCAACGCATCGAGGATCGCGTTGTCGGTTGTGGCCAATGCACCGAGCGGGTCGAACGTGGCCAGCGCGATGCGCTCCTCGTTCTCCGTCAACTCGACGTACGACACCGGCACGCTGCGTTCCTTCTTCGCGATTGCACGTTCAACGCGCAAGTGACCATCGATCATGTGACCCGTCGTTCTGTTCACGATGGTGCGCTGGATCCAACCGATCTCATCGAGAGTGGCATCAAGCGCGACTTGCTGCGCAAGTGGATGCTTTCTGAAATTGGATGGGTTGGGTATGAGCTTTCTGGGGTCAACATCACCCTGACCGACGATTCTGGATTTCCATTCTACGCGGTTGCCCATAACACCCCCTTGACGATGTCACGAACATGACCCCAACGTAAACCGAATCGGGCACCCAACTTCTTGTAGCCACCATCGCCGGCGGCGTATGCGTCCTTGACAGCGCGCGCAATCGAGCTTGTGATCTTCGTCGCTGGATTATTCTCACCACTCAGCTTCATGAGACCCATGGCCTGCGCATGATGTATGTTCTCAGTGCGTGTGACAATCTCCAGATTCTCAAGTCGATTATCGTGCTTATTGCCGCTCTTGTGGTTCACTTCAAATCCTGGCTTGATCTCATTGATGAATGCGTCTGCGACTAACCGATGAATCAACTTTGGGAACGCGCCGCGCATTTGAAGATTTGCCACCAAGTATCCGGCGCTTTGTGTGATAGCTGCAATGATGCGTCCGGGCTGTGCACCGCGCGCATGCCCAATACGACGCACTCGACCTTGCGTACTCACTTCATATGCACCATCGAACCCACGCACTGCGGCCCAACGCTCGTTCGGATCGACATCGGCCTCGCCGACGATGCGCGAAGCCCAGCGCTGCGGCTGGTTCGCTTCAGACTTAGGCCCGGCGACCCTCGAACGCGCTTTCGTCGCGTTGCCAGATGCGCGCGTGGTCGCGTCTGGGGGCGGCTGTGGGGC